ATTTGGAGGGAATTATGGATGAATTAGAAAATAGTATAGATGATAATATTCAAATAAATGAAAATGAAATTTACAAAATATTGGATTTACTATCTGAGGAAGACAATTTATTAAATTTAGATAAAAAAATATTAGCAAAAAAAAATTTGACGAATCATCTATTGAGGAAAAAAGAAAAACAAGAAGATGTTAATTCGCCAAAAATAGTTAATGAAAATATGTTGTTTGCGGTATTGTCTAATAATTTTAATAACACTTTTCAAAGTTCATTAAGTGAAAGTGAACAAAAAGAGTTTAAAGAAATTATGATGATAAAAGAAGATGAATTAAAAATAAAAGTTAAAGATTTAAAAGAAAATATATTTTTTAAAATAGATTCAATTATTTCCGAATCGGGAAATAATTTAGAATTAATAACTAAATTAAATGATGTGAAAAAAGAAGTGAGGGGAATGAAAAATTCAAAACATAGTTATTATAAACTTAAAGAATTAAAAAATGGTCTTTAATCAAGACCATTTTTTATTTTATTAGTATATATTGTTTTTAATTTCCTATTTCTTTTATCCACGGAAGGTTTAGTGTATTCTTTTCTATTTCTAAGTTCTTGGACTAATTTAGTTTTCTGTAATTTACTTTTTAATATTTTTAGTCCGCTCTCTAAATTTTTTTCTTTATTTACATCAATTATTATCATATAGAATATAAGTATTTTATTTTTTTTAAAAAATTTGTAATTGTGGATAATTTTATTTATATTTTCTTTACACCATAAAATATTTTTAATATGTAAAAAAATAATGAAAACAGGAAAATTTATTCCATTAGGTAATCACAGTGATATAAAAATTGGTTATGGTACTGTTGATTTTAAAAACCTAAAAACAGTTTATTTAAAATTAAATTCTTGGTTACAACCCACAAATTTAGATGAAAATTTTGATAGTATAATAGTTAAAACAAGAAGAGAAATAAAAAATCTATTATACGAATTAAATGACACGAAATTTAAAAAACAATCAATAGTTGATTTGGATATTAGAACTAAAGGTATCAAAAAAGAAAAAAGATCTTTTATGAATTTAGAGATAACATTATTCGTAAATAATCAATTCGATATTAGATCAAAAGATACTAAAAAAAATATAAACAACATAATAATTAAAATTATTGATGATTGTTTAGATAATAAAAATCTTTTCAATTTTTACAAAACGAAAAAATAACTACAATATCGATGTATTTATAGTATAAAAACTATAAATGAAGATTTTAGGACCCAAAGAAATCGGACATGGTATTTTAATTGAATACGATGCCGGACATATTTCACCGGAAGAAAATAAAAGAATAATTTCAGAAATGAAGGATATGGACTTCTCTCAAGACCTTATCCTTTATGCTGTTTTACAAAAATTTGATACCCCAAATAAAAATGGTAGAATATATCCTGAAAATATATTAAAAAGAGAAAACGAAAAATACCAATCAATTATTAAAAAAGGTGGGGCATTAAATGAATTAAATCACCCATCTTCTTCTCTTATAGATTTAGATAGAGTATCACATTCAATTCTTGAGACATGGTGGGAGGGTAAAGTATTAATGGGTAAAATTAAATTATTTACATCTCCTGGTTGGAAAAAAATGGGTATAGTAAGTACTAAAGGTGATCAGGCAGCAATGTTAATTATGAATGGTGCAACTTTAGGTATCTCCTCAAGAGGTGTTGGTTCCTTAAAAAATATTAAAGGTCAAAATATTGTACAAGAAGATTTTGAACTTGTTTGTTTTGATTTAGTGTCGTCACCATCAACACCAGGTGCATATGTTTTTAAAGATCTAAATGACAGGGAAAGGTATCAAGAATCTATTGATGAAAAACCAATAGTTGATGATAGAATGAAGAGATTAATGGGAAAGTTAGACACATTTCTATCAAAATAATATTTTTTATTGATTCTAATATAAAAAAGCAAATTTTTTTATAAAATCAAAGTATTTATATAAAAATAAAATTCACAAATGACAGAAAAATCAATTTTAGAACAAGCGTTGCTTCAAGTTCAAAATCTTGAAGAGGCAGTAAAAACAAATGCAAAAGGTATACTTGCTTCAACTATGAAGGAAGAACTAAGTGAATTACTTAAAGAAAGTAAAAAAGAAGAAAAAGAGGAAAAGGTTGGTAAAAAACAATCTGAACCTAAAGGTAAAAAAACCAAAGAAGAAGAAAAAGATGTAACAGATGATGAATCTGATGATGACTTCGATGATAAACCATCTAAGGATATTGATTCAAAAGATGAAGACGATGATTCAAATGAAGATGACGATTACTCAACTGAGGATGATGATGATTCAACTGAGGACGATGAATATGTCCCAACAGATGATAATAGTTATTCGACAGATGATGACACATCAGTAGATTACAATTCTATGGCCCATAATTCTGATCAAAATGTTATGGACATGACAAAAGCATCTAATTCTGAAGTTCTTAAAGTTTTTAAAGCTATGAAACCAGAAGATGGTATTATGGTTAAAAAAGATGATGATGAACTAGATTTAGAAATTGATGGTGATGAATACATAATTAAACTTGATGGTGAAGAATCTGGTGAATTTAGTGAGAGTGATTATGGTCAATCAAATTATATGTCAGAATTTACTGAAGATGATGACAATGATCATAATTATATGTCAGAATTTACTGAAGAAGAACTTCCAAATGAAAACATGTACGAAATAGAATTAGGAGATGAAGATTTTCCAACTGATGAACTTCCAACTGATGACGATGAATATTTTCCAAATGATGATGAAGATTTTCCTCCTTTAGCTGGTAAAAATTCAGGTAAAGAATGGGGTGATGAACCTACATCTGATATGTCAAATGGAGATGTTGACGAAGATATCTATGAAATAGAATTAGAAGACGGTCAATCATCTGAAGAAGGTAAAATCGAAGCTACTGAAGCTGCTAGAACTAAATCAAATCCTCATGGTAATAAAGGTGGTTTAAACAGATCAGGTTTACCAAGTAAGAAAAAATATAAAGCGGGTTCTGGTGTTTTTGGTATTAACGAAGAAGTATCTAAGTTAAGAAAACAAAATACCGAATACAAAAAAGCTTTAGTTCTTTTTAAAGAAAAATTAAATGAAGTAGCGGTTTTCAATGCGAACTTGGCATATGCCACACGTTTATTTACTGAACATTCTACAACAAAACAAGAGAAATTGAATATTTTGAAGAGATTTGATTCAGTTTCCACTATGAATGAGTCTAAAAACTTATTTACATCAATTAAATCTGAACTCGAACATAAAAAACCAGTTACCGAGTCAGTTGTTAATAAAATTTCTTCAACACCATCAACATCTTCTTCAGAGGTATTATCAGAATCAAAAGCATATGAGAATCCTCAATTTAAAAGAATGAAAGATTTGATGAACAAAATAAAATAAACTAAAAAAATAAAACAAAACAAAAATGGGAGCATTATTAGAATCAGGTATGGTTGGTAACATAGGTCTTAAGCACCTTCGTGTTATCAAAGAAGATACCATCAGAAAATGGGATGACTTAGGCTTTTTAGAAGGTCTTGACGGTCACCAAAGAGATAACATCGCACAATTGTATGAAAACCAAGCTTCATACTTAATCAACGAAGCTGCGGTTGCAGATGCATCAGGTTCTTTCGAAACTGTTGTATTCCCAATCATCAGACGTGTATTCTCTAAATTATTAGCTAACGACATCGTGTCTGTACAAGCTATGAACTTACCAATTGGTAAATTATTCTATTTCATTCCTAAAATTCAGGATAGAGATGTGAATAACGCACATTATTCTCCATACGGATACCCAAGTCCATCAACTGATTCAGGTGAAGGATATGGTACCGGAGTAAACCTTTACGATCGTTTCTACGAAAGTGGTGACGGTAATAGTCCTGAAACAGGTCTTTTCGATTATTCAAAAGGAAGATTCAGCGCAATAACAATGAACGCTGCTAGCGTTGTTAATTTCAGTAACGGTGTGGCTACAGCTGTAAGTCCATTAAGTTCATTAAATAGTCAAAGTGTTAGTTCTTTGATCCTTACATTCACAGGATTTGCTAAAGATGGTCAAGGTAAACTTATCGGACCTAACGGTCAGATTATGGATACTGAAGAATTTTTAGCATCTGCTGAAGTTAAATTCAGTGGTGTTTCTAAGAACTTCAATGTTGTTACTCAGAAATACGGTAAAGGTATCGTTGAGTATGGTCAGAAGTCAACAGCCACTTTCCCTACTTCAATGGGTGGTACATCTAAATACAATGACATTTGTGATGAAACAGGTACAATTTACATTCAGGTAGATTTACAGAACTATTCTTCTGTTTCTGGTTATTCTAACACAACACTTAACAGTACATTTGCTCTTGCTGACTTCGTTTTACACTTCAGAGTGTATGAAACATTAGAATTCGAAGATCAAATCGGTGAAGTTTCTTTCGATCTTCAATCTGTAACAGTTTCTGTTACTGAAAGAAAGTTGAGAGCAACTTGGTCTCCTGAATTGGCTCAAGACGTAAGTGCATTCCACAACATCGATGCTGAAGCTGAGTTAACAGCATTGTTATCTGAGCAAATCGCGGCTGAAGTTGAT